TCTCAGCAAGTTGAAGTGACTCAGATCGTTGAGATTGAAGGCGCACCTGGTGTGCAAGACATCCGCCAGATCGCCATGCCAATGCCGTTCAACCCACCAAGCGAAGTGCTGTTCAAGCTCTTGGGTTGGTTGGACAACGCCGCCAAAGGCGTGGTGAGCACATCGGAAGAGAAGATTGCAGACGTGAATGCTCAGGCACCTGTGGGCACAACACAAGCTCTGATCGAGCAAGGCGCCGCGGTGTTCTCCGCCATCCATGCACGATTGCATGAGTCACAGTCACGCGTGTTGAAGATCTTGTGTCGCTTGAACCGCTGGCATTTTGACGACATGCGCAAGTCTGAAGTCGTGGCCGACCTCGAGATCAACCGCGAAGACTTTGCACGCAACACGGACGTGATCCCCGTGTCTGATCCGCACATCTTCTCTGAGACTCAGCGTATGGCTCAGATGCAAGCTGTGTTGCAGTTGGCCGACAAGCATCCAGACCAGTTCAACATGAACGAAGTGCTGTCACGTTCACTCAAGCAGATGAAGGTTCCAAACATCAACGAACTGATGAAGGACACCCCATCACCAGAGCAACGCACCTCCGCGGACGAGAACGCTGCCATGCTGATTGGCCAGCCTGCATATGCGTACATGCAGCAAGACCACATTGCTCACATTCAGGACCACCTGCAGTTTGGCTTGAACCCATTCTTTGGACAGTCGCCATTCGCAGATCCGAACTACTTGAATCACTTGATCGAACACATCAAGCAACACATGACTCTGTGGTACTTGAACCGCTCGAATGGCTATGTGGCTCAATCTCAGAACGGCAAGCCCGTGGACAACTACGACGACCCTGCCCTCACGGCATCGATCGACAAGCTCTATACGGCCGTTGGAGGCCACGTGGCGCTCGACACTAAGGAAGTGTTCCAGCAGTTCATTCCGGCCTTCCAGCAGCTCATTCAGCAAGCCCAACAGCGCCAGCAAGCTCAGAAGCAAAATCTGCCACCAGATGCACAAGTCGTTCACGATACAAGCATGGCCGAGACAGAGCGCAAGAAGCAGGCAGATGCACAGCGTGCACAAGAGGCGCAAGCCAAGTTGCTTGCAGACGTCCAAATGCACAAGATGGACAACGACACAAAGATCGACATCGAGAATCAAAAGCTGACTCACGAGACGATCCAACACGCAAACGAATTGGCGGCAACGCCACAACCTGCTCCTACAATGGGCGCAGGTCAACCACCGGCAATGCCACAAGGTATGCCACAACCACAAGGAGTGCCAAATGGCAACGTCTGATCAAGAACAACGTGGCATTAACGTGCCCCAACACAAACGTCTCGCTCAAGGTGCGCCTGTCAACGGCCAGAGCATGAAAGACGAAGGCAAGAAGCCCCAAGGCGGTTTGTCTCAAGCTAAGAAGAAATGATTGACCAACTGATCCATGTGATCAAGTTGCGCCAGCAAGAGATTGGTGCTTCCCTTGCCGCAGGGAACGCCCACTCTTGGGAAGGCTACCAGCGTATGGTTGGTGAAGCTCAGGGCATTCAGTTTGCCCTTGATGCTCTCGACCGAATACTGGAGCAGAACGAAGGCAGAGAAGAATAACCCACGCTCCTGTGGGTAAGGCCGCGCTGAAAAGCGCTTTGATGATGCACCTGAGATATGGTGTTAAGGAGTGAGTATGAGTGAGAAAGAGAAGATCCCAACGATCGAGGGAAGCGCGCAAGCGTCGGACCCCGCTGAGTTGGCATGGGCGTTTCCGGACGTCAACCCTGGCCAAGCGCCTATGGGTGGTCGAGTGATTGTGCAACTGCGTCGAATCAAGAAGACGTCAGGCCGCATCATCATCGTCGACGAGACGAAAGAAAACGAGAAGTGGAACAACATGATCGGTAAGGTCGTTGCGTTTGGCCCCTTGGCCTACAAAAACCGCGACACCATGCAGTCATGGCCAGAAGGTAGCTGGGCACAAATCGGTGATTTCGTGCGCGTACCACGCTGGGGTGGTGATCGCTGGGAGCGCAATGTGCCTGGCGCAGACAAGGATGAAGATCCAGTGCTGTTCATGACCATCAATGACCACGAGTTGATTGCAAAAATCACGGATGACCCGCTGTCATTCAAAGCCTATGTCTAAAAGGGACGAAAAATGAGCAAAAACCAAGATAAATCCGACGAATTGAACATCGAAGAGGGCCAAGACGGTTCTATGGTGGTCGATTTGCCAGAAGGTATGGGCGGTGACGACGTAATCATTGGTGATGACACGCCAAAAGAGGACGTAAAAGCCGACAAAACTGACGTCGATGACGACGCAGACCATCCAAACGACGACGAAGAGCTGCGCGCAGCGAAACGCAACCGTCGCCGTGCCAAAAAAGACCTGATCCGCAAGACAAACGAGGAAAAAGACCTCCGCTTGCAGCAGTTGGCACGTGAAAACGAGGAATTCAAGCGCCGTTTGGCCAGTGTCGAGCAAGAAACGAAGCAAGGTCGTATCTCTCGCATGGACAAGGACATTGAAGACCAACAAGTCCGCCTTGAATACGCCAAGATGAAGCTGGCAGAGGCGGCAAGTGCAAGTGATGGCGAGGCAATGGTGGAAGCACAGACTCTTTGGCGCCAAGCTGAAGACGCTTTGAATGGCCTCAAGTACCGCAAGCAGCAAGCAGAGCAAGAATTGCGTCAGCCGCAGCAGCCAAAGCAAGAATATCAGGCACCAGATCCTGCTATTCAGCGCAACGCTGCCGAGTGGATGAAGCGCAATGCTTGGTACGACCCAAACAGCAATGATCGTGATGCTTTGATTGCAAAGAAGCACGACGAAGCTATGGTCACTGAAGGCTGGGACCCCAAAGATCCAGATTATTGGGATGAGCTCGATAGTCGCTTGCAAAAAGCTATGCCACACCGCTATACTACAAACACTGACAGTAATTCCGCTGTGAGAAAACCGAGGAACGTAGTGGGAAGCTCAGGTCGTGAAGCGTCTGGTGCATTCGGTGGTACGAACCGTAACCAGTTTATTTTGTCGCCCGAACGCGTTAAGGCCATGAAAGAAGCTGGTGCATGGGACAACCCTGCACGCAAGAAAGCAATGATCGATAGCTTTGTTAAATACGACCGTGCAAACGGTAACCGCAACTAATACTTGGAGAATCACATGGAATCACGTCTCAAAAAATCTTTGAATGCTGGCGGTCGCAATGATCGTGCGAACGAGGACGCCACCCGCGCAGCACCCGAAGAGAAGTTCATTTCGACACAGGAACGTCGCAAGATGTGGAGTGAGGAATGGACGCAATCAGCATTGCCAAAACTACCCAACATGGATGGGTGGCACCTTTGCTGGCTTTCGACAACCAATAGCTACGATTCAATCGATAAGAGGATTCGCCTAGGTTACGTTCCCGTTAAGTCGGAAGAGTTGCCAGGTTATGAGAATTACCGAGTGAAAGCCGGTGAGCATGTTGGGTATATCTCGTGCAACGAAATGTTGCTGTTCAAACTGCCAATGGACATCTACCAGGAAATCATGTTGTATCAACACCATGAGAAGCCTCGTGAAGAAGCGGACAAAGTCCGTGTTCAATTGGAAAGCCTGCAAGGCCAGCGTGACAGTAACGGCAAGCGGCTCGTGGATGTCGAGGGCGAGGGTCTTGGCAATTTTGATAACCAACCAAGCAAACTGCCCGTATTTTCGGGTTAATCAAAGGAGTTTTACATGAGTGCAACCTCTGCTCCATTTGGCTTGCGTCCTGCGTTCCATCCCTCCGGTTTGGACCGCGCTCAGGCGCTGGCTAATGGTATCGTTTCTGGCTATGCCACCGACATCTACAAAGGCGCACCTGTGCGCTACAACAGCACTGCCGGTACATCCGTCGCCGCTGGCACCATCACCAACGCAGCCGCTGGCTCTACTTGGTCTGGCGCTTTCGCTGGCGTTGAGTGGACTGACACTACTGGTCGTCGTCGCATCAGCAACTACTGGCCTGCAAGCACCACTTTCCAAACTGGTTCGTGCGTTGCTTATTTCTACAACGATGCAAACATCGTGTACGAAATCCAAACTGACGCAACTATTGCTCAGACCTCTTTGGGCGGCGAATACAACTTCAGCGCCGGCACTGGTCTGACTGTTACTTCTGGCTCTGCCACAACCGGCTTGTCTTCGACTTGCTTGGGCGTGTCTACAGCCGTGGCTAACGGTGCACAAGGCGATATGCGCGTTGTTGATATTGCTCCCTATGTGGACAATAACTGGGGTGATGCCTACGTTATCGTTCGTGTCGTTAACGCTCGTTCACAATACTTCGGTAGCGTGACAGCTATTGTCTAATTAAGGAGCTAACAAATGGCAGCCCCAATGCGCAGTACGGACTTCCGTTCGATTGTTGAACCCATTCTGAATGAGTGCTTCGACGGAGTCTATGACCAACGTGCCGATGAATGGAGCCGCGTGTTCCGCGAAGAAGACGGCATCCCACGTAACTACCACGAAGAGCCCGTGCTCTACGGTTTCGGTGCAGCTCCCCAGTTGCCCGACGGTACTCCAGTGACTTACCAACAAGGTGGTGTCCTGTTCTTGAAACGCTATGTGTACAAAGTGTATGGCTTGGCCTTCGCTTTGACCAAAGTGTTGGTTGAGGACGGCGATCACATCCGTATCGGTCAAGTCTATGCACGCCACTTGGCTCAATCTTTGGTGGAAACCAAAGAATTGTTGGCCGCTAACGTGCTCAACACCGCGTTCAACTCCAGCTACGCTGGCGGCGACGGCGTCTCCTTGATCAACACCGCTCACCCAATCGTGAACGGCACATTCAGCAACCAATTGGCTACTGCTGCTGTGTTGTCACAAACATCGCTTGAGCAGATGTTGATCCAGATCCGTCAAGCTGTTGACAACAACGGCAAGAAGATCCGTTTGGTTCCACGTCAATTGATCGTGGCTCCAGGCAACATCTTCCAAGCTGAAGTGTTGTTGAAGTCTGTGCTCCGCACCGGCAACGCTAACAACGACATCAACCCAATCAAAGCGATTGGCTTGTTGGACGAAGGCGCTGCAGTGTTGTCACGTTTGACTTCTTCTACAGCATGGTGGGTTCAGACCGACGCTCCCGAGGGCTTCAAGCTCTTGATGCGCCGTCGTCTGGAGAAGACCATGGAAGGTGACTTCGAGACTGACTCTATGCGCTACAAAGCGACAGAGCGTTATGACCTCGGCTTCACTGACCCACGTTGTGCCTACGGTACTCCTGGCGTCTAAAGCGAACAAGGGGTGGAGTTTAACTCCACTCCTTTTTTTAAATACTGATCATGCTTTTCAAGGAGAAGATCAATGCCTCAATTTTCTGACGACCTGTTCTTAGGTCCAGCTCAAACGTACATGGGTACAGGCCAAACCGCTGTCGAAGGCGTGTTTGCAGGTTCCGTATCTAGTACAACCCTCACAATCACAGCTCAACTGTCTGGCGATCCTTTGGTTCTCGGCCAATTCATCGGTGGTACAGGCGTGACTGCTGGTTCGTACATCACTGCTTTCGGTACTGGTACCGGTGGTGCTGGCACATACACCCTGAGCGCTTCTTCTAGCGCAACTGGTGCAATCAACGTGTTTGCCTCTGGCAATGCATTGTTGGGCGATCCCTCTCCAATGGATTTGGGTGTTGGTCCTCTGGGCCGCATCTACGTTTGGGACGTGATTCCTCAAGCAATCAACACTGCCGCTGTTGCAGCTTCACAAACAGCTTCTGGCGCTGGTGCTTTGGTATTGACTGCCGGCGCATCTGCCAAGTCTGTTGTTCGTGCTGACGGTACTACCGTGATCCAATTGGATTGCGCTCGTGCTTTGGCAGTCAACACTTCTACAACTGCTCGTGCAGTGACCGTCAGCGGTTACGACTACTACGGTCAGCCAATGTCTGAAGTGATCACTGTGTCTGTTGCTGGTACGCCTGTGAACGGCAAGAAAGCCTTCTATCAAGTGTCAAGCGCAACCATCGCTGGCTCTGCAACTGCTGTGACCATTGGTACAACTGACATCATTGGCTTGCCAGTGCGTGTGGTTGATGCTGGCTACATTGCATCTGTGGGCTGGGCTAATACATTGGC